TTTCAAATACTTAATCCTCAGGTGAGTTTGTGATTTTAGGATTGCAAATTAGCTCTTTGGTGCTTGAAAATTGGTTGCACAATCAACTAGTAAAGTTTGTATTTGTTTTCTGAATGATTTGTCATTTGGTGCAACAACTCAAATTTCAACCATTTAAAAGTTTGCCCGAATATGTACATCCTAATTTGATTCTCCCTAGGTATATTTATCTATTGTGTAAAGCGCGACGTGTGTCAATGATAGTTTATACTGATGGTGGTTACAAATCCTGCATTTACCTCTATTCCCACTACTCCCTGGAGTGGTCGTCATATGGGCCATGGTAACAAGACCAGTCTTGGAATTTGTTTTAATCTGGCAATGCATACATGAGTACAAAATCAAATAAAAATAAATCTAATTCAAAATCTGTAACCGTTGTTGTTGAAAATAAGAAAACCCGCCGCCAGCGTCGTCAACAACAAAACCTAACTCCTAAAGCACCCCCCATGCCTCGCATGGGAACATCCACTATTCGTGGTCAAGGTGATTACAACATCAAATCTAAAAATTTTGGTGGCGCCTTTTCACAGTTTGCGGGCCAAGGCGTAACTGAATTGTTAGGTAATATATTTGGCAAGGGCGATTATTCGCTACATAAAAAAGGTGGAGATATGCGTTCCATAGACAATTTCATTAACGGTCGTCCCGCTGTTAATTTTGGAGTTGCTAGTGGTGGCAAATCTTGTCGTTTTACTAATGATGAGTATATTTGTGATATCACCGCAACCACAGGAACCCAAAATAACGCCTTTTATATAAATCCTGGTAATAGCTTATTATTTCCAATTTTATCCTATATTGCATCCAGGTTTTCCAAATATATTTTTCACAAGCTAGTCTTCGAGATTAGATCACTAGCTCTTGACGCTTCAACCAGTTTATCAGCTGGAAAGGTTGTTATCGTCACTAATTATGATCCAGCTGCAGGAAATTTCCCCACCGTATTGGCTGCAGAATCCTATCAGGGTTCTGTTACTGAAAAACCTAATGTGTCTATGCTACACGGTGTTGAATGTGCCAACCGATTTCGCAACGGCCCCTTGTTTGTTACTGCAAACAATAATGGATCCACTTTTACTAATGCCGATTATCAATTACATTTTATGGGGCTACTTAATGTTTTCAACACTGGACAACCATCTAGTACTGGAACTATTGCTGAAATTCGTGTACACTATGATGTTGAACTTTTTGATTTAAATATTGGTGCATCCTCTACTAATTCGCAAGGTGTTTGCCACTATACAGAAAGTCCATCCAATAGTGCTAGTGCCTCAAATTATTTTGGGTCATCTGGTGCTGTAGCACGTTCGGGATCTGATATTAGTTATAGTTCTTTATCTGGGAATATATTAACATTGTCTGTTGTGGGTAGGTATGCCATCTGTTGGGTGGTTGATGGTAGTGTTACAGCTAATAGTGTTCTAAGTTTGCCAGCTTCAAATATTACAGCCCTCAATATTTTTGACGGGGCTAATTGGGCAAAAGCCGCTGTTTCTAGTAGCGCATCCGTTAATCTTATCACTGTATCTGTGGCCACTGGTGGCATTGGTGCCTTGAATCAAATCACTTTAAGTGGCGCCACCGGTTTATTGAATGGTCATTCTGACATGTTTATATTTCCAATTCCTATAACGCTTGCACTTCCTGCTCCTCCAGGACAATCCACTGAACAATTACTTAGAGTAATCTCCAATTTGTCGAAACGTGTGGATGATCTTGTTGATTTTAAGGCACAGTCCTTATGTTTACCCACTGAAAGTAAATCAGTGGAAGAAATTGTTACCAAACGTAAGATATTCAAAACCGATCCTGTTGTGACTCCAACTTTCGCACAATTTTTGTGTGATAAGCTTAATTCTGGTCAACTCAATGAACAATTGGATGAAACCAATTTCATGGAGATTTTGAAAAAACAATATGATCGTGAATATTTTGTCGTGGTTGAGTAATAATCTACATGCTGGCTGTATTTGTGTAATCCAGCATGTTTAATACCGTTACATAAGTAACACATCCATTATTGGACGGATTCCTTATTTGATCTAAACTTTGCGAGTTTGGAAGTGGTTGTGTTTGTGACCAACTACTACAATTGCTAACCTAACCTTCAGGTCTGGAAGGTAACGGTGTGTTTTATCACCATCCATGAAAATCCTACATGGATTATTGGGCACGGATTTAAACGTGTAATAAAACTCAGGG